TTATGTAGACAGTACCACACAAGCTATGTTAAGATATCGCCAAGGTTCTTTCGTAACTACTTATGCTGACGAGGATGAGGTTCAAAGTTATAAAGAACGTAAATACGTATATTATTAATTAGGAGAATACCATGGCAAAAATAAGTAAAAAAATGAAAAAGGCTATTGCACTTGGATTAGGTGTAGCAGCTCTAGGAAGAATGGGAAGTGCTTCCGGTATAGCAGGAGACAAAATGGCAACTGCTAGAAAACTAATGACTTCTGATGCAGCAGTGAAAGGATCAGCTAAAAAATTTGCAATCGCTGACGGTCCATTAAAAGGAGCAGCAGCAACAGCAGTGAAAACTAAAACAGGTCCTGGAATTAAAGTTACTCAAGCAATGAAAGATAAGAACTTGCAAAACTTTCAAGATTCAATTACAAGACTAAAAGAAAGAAAAGGACAAAGTGCAAAGATGTCAAAAGTAACAAGTGACTCTAAGACTCCTGGCTTCTTTGGTTTTAAATTTGACAAGCCTCTATTTAAATCGGGTGGCTCTGTTATGGCTAAATGCAAATTAGGAAGAAATAAAAAAACTAAAATTTACTAATGGCCGAAATCGATAAAGCAATTGTTGAGGAGACTGAGACTCCTGACACAGAAGAGATTGATATAGAGTTAGAAGATTCTATAACAGAAAAAGATCCCTCTGAGTCAGAGATGTTTGAAGCAGTCGAAGACTTCTATAAGAACATCGCAGAAGAAATGGATGAAGATGTTCTACAAAGAATGTCTAAACAATTGCTGGACGATTATAAAAAAGATAGAGTCTCAAGAAAAGATTGGGAAACTTCTTACACCAATAATTTAGATTTATTAGGAATCCGTCATGTTGAGATGACAAGACCGTTTAAAGGTTCGGCATCCGTGACTCATCCACTTTTATCCGAAGCTGTAACGCAATTTCAAGCACAAGCCTACAAAGAATTACTCCCGTCTCAAGGACCAGTAAGAACTAGAGTTCTTGGAGCTGAAGATGAACAAAAAATAAATCAAGCACAACGAGTTCAAGATTTTATGAACTACATGATCACTGAAGAAATGGAAGAATACACTCCAGAGTTTGATCAGTTGTTATTTTATTTAGCACTAGCAGGATCTGCATTTAAAAAAGTTTATTACGATGAAGTGATGCAACGAGCTGTATCTAAATTTATTCCTGCAGAAGATTTAGTTGTTCCCTATTATGCAACCGACTTAATGGATTGTGAGAGAATTACTCATGTAATCAAAATGGGTGAGAATGAAATCTTAAAAAAACAAGCTTCTGGTTTTTATAGAGATGTAGAATTAAAACCAGCATCTACAGGTCCTACAGAGATTGAGAAAAAATACCAAGAATTAGAAGGAGTGACTCCTTCATCAGACAAACAGTATTCATTTTCTATTTTAGAAATGCATGTCGATTTAAATTTAGAAGAATTTGAAATGCAAGATCCAGAAAAAGCTGTGAAGATTCCATACATCGTAACGATTGATGAAGGTTCTGGAGAAATTTTATCTATTTATCGTAACTATGATCCTGATGATGAAGTGAAAAAACGAAAAGAATACTTTGTACACTTCAAATTTTTACCAGGATTAGGGTTTTATGGCTTTGGTTTAACTCATATGATTGGTGGATTAAGCAGAACTGCTACACAATCTTTAAGACAATTGCTAGATGCAGGTACATTATCTAATTTACCAGCAGGATTTAAGTCGAGAGGCTTGAGAATTAGAGATGATGACCAACCTTTTCAACCAGGAGAGTTCAGAGATGTCGATGCACCTGGGGGAAATATCAAAGATCAGTTCCAACTTTTACCATTTAAAGAACCATCAGGTACATTATACCAATTAATGGGCTTTGTTGTGGACGCTGGACAGAAATTTGCAGCGATTACTAACATGGATACCGGTAATGATTTACAAAATAGAGCTGTGGGTACGACTGTTTCTCTCTTGGAACGTGGTTCGAGAGTCATGAGTGCTATTCATAAGCGATGTTACTACTCAATGCGTAGAGAATTTAGGTTACTTGCAAAAGTTTTCGGTACTTATCTACCACCAATCTACCCATATACCGTATATGGAGCAGATCAAGCAGTTAAACAGACAGATTTCGATGATCGAGTCGATGTAATTCCAGTTGCCGACCCAAATATCATGAGTATGGCGCAAAGAGTAACATTAGCTAACGAGAATTTAAAGATTGCAATGTCAAATCCTATGATGCACAATCTTCGAGAGGCATATCGGAGAGTATATGAAGCATTAGGGACTCAAGATATCGATCAATTGTTACTTCCTCAAGAAAGACCAATGCCAAAAGATCCTGCAACGGAGAATATGGAAGTATTAATGCAAAAACCACTAAGAGCATTTCCAGAGCAAGACCATGATGCTCATATCAATGCACATAGAGCATTTATGTCGACAAGGATGGTACAGATTAACCCACAAGTATACACAGCTCTACAAGCGCATATCTCAGAACACGTTTCAATGAAGGCTCAAGGAGAAATTGGTGCTAGGATTGCTCAAGATCCTATGATGCAAGCTCAACTACAAGCGGATCCGCAAGGTGCACAAGTTCAGATCGCAGCAATGGTTGCACAGAGAGTGTCTCAATTAACTATTGAATTGGCACAAAGTGAGTCTATGGGTCAACAACAAGATCCATTAGTTGCTTTAAAACAAAGAGAACTAGATTTAAGAGCTTTGGACTTACAACGTAAGTCTGAAGAAGGTATGATGAATATGGAGATAAAAGAAAATCAAATTGAAGAACAATTGGATATTGAAAAGATGAAAGTAGAAAATAATGAAGCTCAAGCAGCGGAAAGAATTAGAGTTGCTGAAGCAAAATTAGAAGTACAAAGAGCTAAAATGAATGGAGGAAAAAAATAGTGCCACTTACAGCTAAAGGAAAAAAATTAAAGAAAAAATTTAAAGAACAATATGGTTCTAAAAAAGGTGAATCTGTTTTTTATGCAACTAAAAATAAAGGCAAGCTTGAAGGTGTAGAGAAAGCTTATTTAGGTAAAGCAATTAAACAACCTAGTGAAACTAAAAAAGAATTTTCTATGAGACATGCATATCATACTCCGTTTATGAAAAAGCCAAAAGGATTTTTTAAAGGAGCGCAAGCAGATACTAAAAAAGGAAAAGCAATGTCACCTGGTACTTCTGTTTCTGGTGGAACAAGAGGACCCGATAGAGGTAATGGAGGAGTAAATATACCTACAGCACCTAAACCCGTTTTCTTACCACAAGGTGGAGGCAGAAACCCAATGGCTCAGTTTACAACTTTGCCACCAGGATATAAAACTTCTCCTGAAGCATCTAAAGCTTTAACTAAACAAAGAAAAAAAACTAGAGCAGAACTTTCTCCATCAACTACTTTCAGAGTAAAAGCTGGTGCTGTCCTTGCTGGATCACTTGCAAATGCCATACTTCCTGGAAGTGGATTTTTTGTTGGACAAAAAATTTTAAGAGATGCAGATAAAAATCCTTATTGGGCAAGAGATAGAATACAAAAAGAAAAAGCAAAAAGAGATGCAGAAAATCAAGCACGAAGACGTGAAGACACTCCTTTAGCACCTGTTTCAGCAACAAAGCCAATAGACTCATCATTAATAAGTCCAAAAGATAATTTTTTTACGTTTGTAGCATACAGTGTTGGAGGATTATCAGGTGGAGTTAAATATGGCATACCTCCTAAAAAAGGACCCAACTCACAAGTGCCTCCAGTTAAAATGAAAAAGGGAGGCTACAAGAAATAATGTGGTTCAAAGCAATATCTTTAGCTGTCAAAGCTGGTTCGCATATTTATCAGAACCGTCAGAAGACTAAAATGTTAATGTCAGATGCACAAATGCATCATGCAGAAAAGATGGCTCGTGGGGAAAGTGAGTACCAGGGAAAATTATTAGAATCAAGAAATTCGGACTGGAAAGACGAATTCATTTTATTATTACTCTCGGCCCCTATAGTAATGCTTTCTTGGGCAGTATTTTCTGATGATCCTGCAGCTATGGAGAAGATGCAATTATTTTTTGAATATTTTTCACAACTTCCTTTTTGGTATCAGACAATTTTCGTAGGAGTCATAGCGAGCGTTTACGGACTCAAGGCTACAGATTTAATTAAGAGGAAATAATGATTAAAAATTTTAAAGATATTGTAATATTATTAATCACAGCAGGTGTTTTAATTTTATTAGGAGTTATTATTATTG